AAACTCTTTTAATGTCCTTAACAAAATGATTTATAATCTTTGTTCGTTGAGCTTGAGGATTTGAAATCATATGGGCCTCATCTAATATGACCAATTCAAATTCAGACTGATTCAACAATGATGTACCCTTTTTTTCCATATCGTGGAAGTTTTTAAGGATATCATAATTAACGATAACAAAATCAGATTCAGTTGAAAATTTCTTACCTTCAGCAATATAAACAGGTCTATCCGTATAATTTTCAATTTCACGTTGCCAGTTAATCTTTAATGATGCGGGACAAATAATTAATATTTTTTTCGCACCTGTTTCTAAAGCCGCAATAATTGTTGCGGTTGTTTTACCAAGACCCATATCATCAGCAAGGATGAATCGTCTTGATCCTGCTAATTTTTCTACCGCCTCTTTTTGGTGATCCAATGGTGGTCGGTGATCATATTTGGAATAATCCACAATAACTTTCTCAACGTTGTGAGTTTTTATTAATGAAGATTTAGGAACCCAAAATTCTGTTAATGGATCTTTCTCAAAGAACTTACCCCAAATGTGATATGATTTTTCTTTTTCAACTAATAATTTCTCAATGTAAATTTTTTCAGGGATCTCCATCAAATATCTCTCCTCTGCAAACTTCTTTGCGAAATACGTATCAAGATCAACCCACTTACGTGCAACCTTAGGAACCGTATCAAAATAATTTATAATGTAATCAGCTTGAGTTCTTGTTGGGTAAAACTTTTTACTAGTTTCTTTTTTTGATTTTAGATACAAGATATGATTGTTGGCACCCGAATACGAGTCCAATAAGGTTAAAGCTTTGTGCTCTATTAATGACGGGGCAACTTCCAAAATTTTGTTTTTTATAAAAATAACAATAAAAAAGATATTTATCAATAAATACGACAAAATGACGAATAGAGTTCCTATAACAAGACTAGGTAAATTTTTTGGTGATAACGATTTTAACCTTGAGGTTGAGATGGGTCAAGAATGGTTAATTGGTGATATGAATTACACTTGTGTACTTTATAGAGTTGATAAAACCAAAACCAAGACTGACAACGTATATGGTGAAACAGTTAAGGATGGTGTTAAGTTTTTACCTCCTGTTGAGTTCAATGCTTATGTTGGAATTGCGGCACCTGAAAACAAATTCTTAGGTTCCACTAAAATGGATCAGTTTGAGCCAGGTAACATTACTATGTCTGTTTATTTGAAAACTTTAGAGGAATTAGAAATTGACATTCAATTCGGAGATTATGTTGGTTATTACGATACGGAAAGTTTTGTGAGATACTATACTGTGGTTAATGATGGTCGTGTCACTTCGGATATAAAACATACTTATAAAGGATATAAACCTTTTTATAGAACAATAATTGGATCCCCTGTTGGGCCAAACGAATTTAGAGGATTATGAGAATAATAATAACTGAGGAACAAGAAGAATTGTTAAAAAGTAATATTAACGATTTAATTGGTAAAAAAGTAATGTGTTACTATGACTTACATAGACACGTATTTTCTGTAACGTATAAGGGTTTGGTTGTGTTAAAGGCGGACTATTTAAAATTATCGGACGTTGAATTTAGAGTTAGGGAAGGTGGTAAACAAAAAGTAAGGAAAGAAACAAGAAAGAATGTTCACGCATTTGTTATTGGGTATTTGGAAGATTATTGTGAGTTTCCTTGTGATAATATTCCTGAACCTGAATCAAATAATGTGATTACTTACAACCCTTACAAATACGAATCATTTGTTGTAAAAGACACTGAAGAACCAATTTATAATGCAAATGAAGTTGAGATGATTAACCTTAAAGATAAAATATTTTTAATAAACTAAGATGGGGTTACCTAAGAAAATAAAAAAAGATTTATCATTAATACCTAAGAAGACACTTCTTCCTAGACGACATGAGATTGCCGATATGATTTCGGAAGATGGGACTTATTTACCTAAAAGTTTATTACATGCCGATTTAGATAGAGGATTTTTAGATTTTGTTAAAGACGGACTTAAAACTGTTGTTGAAGGAAAAACTGTACCAATGGTTGATGTTTTAATAACAACACAGAATTGGTCACAATTTGTTGAGACGTGGGACTTTGAAAACATTGATAAGAATGTTGAACCACCATTCATTACGGTTATCAGAACACCTGAGGTTAAGTACGGTAATAATCCTGCGGTGATGTACAACATCCCAAACAGAAGACTATACTATTATGCTAAGGTACCAACTTGGGATGGACAACGTCATGGAATGGATATTTACAAGATCCCACAACCTGTACCTGTTGATATAAAATATACCGTTGCAATTGTTTGTAATAGAATGAGAGAATTAAATAAATTCAACCAAGTCGTATTAGAAAAATTTGCGTCAAGACAAGCGTACCAAACAATTAAAGGTCATTATATTCCAATTATTAATGATGATATTACTGATGAGTCAATAATGGATTTGGAGAAGAGAAAAGTTTATATTCAAAAATATACTTTTACAATGATGGGATTCTTAATTGATGAGGATGAGTTTGAAGTACAACCTGCAGTTACAAGGATATTTCAAATGTATGAAACGGAAACTAATGTTAAAAAAAGAAAACCTAAAAAAGAAATTCCTGTTTCACCCCCAACCGCAACTTTTGTATTTTCAGATGTTGAAACGGAAAAAGAGGAGACATTTCGTTATACCGTAAACATGAGATTCATGGATAGTAAGAACGTGGATTCATATTCTGTTTTTATTAATGGTGATTACTATGGTGATGATATAGTTGAGATACAGGTTAATAATGGTGATGTTATTACAATTACAATTGTTAAAGAGAATACTTCCGAAATATCGTCAATAGTATTTAACGAAGAGTTAATTTAATCTTCTCCGTAAATATCTTTTTTTTCCTTGCATTTCTCAAAAATAAGGCTCTCTAAAAATCGATACATTTTAATGCCCCTTTTATCACAATACTTCTTTAGTACATCGTGAGATTCGACTGAAATCTTCAAGTTTTTTATCTTCTTAGTATCTTTATCCATAGGTAGAAAAAAGGCAGAATAAAATCCTACCAAAATATAAATAGTTTCGAATAAGTAAAGTTTTTCCTCAAATTATCAATATTTATATAATAAATAAAATTAAAAACAAAAATAAACTAAATTATGGCAACTAACGGTAAAGTATTCGTATCACCTGGTGTATATACTTCTGAAGTGGATTTAAGTTTCGTAGCACAAAGTGTGGGGGTAACCACATTAGGTATTGCAGGTGAAACTTTAAGAGGTCCGGCTTTTGAACCGATATTCATCAAGAACTATGATGAATTTCAAACTTACTTCGGAGGTACATCCGCAGAGAAATTCATAAACACACAAATCCCTAAGTATGAAGCAGCTTACATCGCTAAATCATATTTACAACAATCTAATCAATTATTCGTAACAAGAATTTTAGGTCTTTCAGGTTATGATGCGGGACCATCTTGGTCTATCATTACTCAAGCGAATGTTGATCCTGCTACCATTGATTTCTATTGTGAAAATCCACAAGTAGTAGATTGTCTACCTTATTGTGATCCAGCAGATTATAAAGTAATACCATATACAGTTGAATTCACTGGGTGTACAAACTCACAATCAACAATTGCGTTTACAACTAATTTCCCACCTGAGATTCAAAACATCTTGACTACTCAATTTGAACAATTTAATGGTGACGTTTCAACACTTGAAACACAGATTAATAATTTGGTGTTTGACGTTATAACTGATGCAAACCCATTAACGGCACAGACTAACACAATTGAATATTTTGGGACAATTTATGGTCCTGATTACGACGTATTGTCACCTGTATTTACTAATGAGACTAATGTTTATGGTGTACCTTCAGTATCAAGTACTGAAACTGATTACGCTTCACCATATAACGATCCTTGGTATTATTCATTATTTACAAATAATGGTGGTGGAAGTTATTCAGGTTTTTCATTCTTCGCATATGTTGATGATTTAACTTTAAATCCTGTAACAACTACAACAACAATTCCATTTACACCGACACCAACACCGTCGGCAGTTAATCCATGTGCTACGGCAACACCGATGACATCACCAACACCTACACCAACTGCAGTTAATACTAATTGTTATACAGGTACAATTAATGGGTCAGTCTATTATTATACAGGTACATCATTCACTGAATTTGATGAATTAGTTGTTGGAACGTTAAGATCAAGAGGTATTGCAACATACGCTGACTCAACAAATCCTGTATTTGAAGTAACAAATATTAATAACGTAACTTTAAATATGGTAAATCAATACTCAGGTGTTCTTAAAAATCCATATTTACCATTTGTTGTTAACGTAACAAATGATGACGGAACTTTATTTTCATTTGAAACATCATTTGCAACTTCAGATTCTCAATACATTTCTAAAGTATTTGGATCAACTAACTTCCAAAAACCAAGAAAGAATGTTCCTTTGTTCTTAGAAGAAAGATTCCAAGCATTGTTAAACTACGGATGGAACAAAGGTTTCATTAGAGGATTAAGTCCTGAATTAATTGCTTTGGATTCGGCTCAAAGTGGACAACAAGATAGTATTGGATGGTACTTAGATAGATACCAATCTCCAAATACCCCATGGATTGTTTCCGAGTTAAGAGGTACAAAAGTATTCAACTTATTTAGATTCTATTCTATTTCTGATGGAAATTCAGCTAACTCTGAAATTAAAGTTTCACTTATTAATATGTCATTCTCCAATGGAACGTTTGATGTTATAGTGAGAGACTTCTACGATTCAGATGCTAACCCTACAGTTTTAGAGAAATTTACAAATTGTAGTATGGATCCAAGTCAAAATAATTTCATCGGTAAAAAAATAGGTTCATTAGACGGAGAATACGCATTGAACTCTAAATTTGTAATGGTTGAAATGAATGAAGATGCACCTGTTGATTCATTACCTTGTGGTTTTGACGGATATACGTTCAGAGAATATGATGGTGTTACACCTCCATTCCCTGTATACAAAACTAAATACGACTTCCCAGGTGAAGTTATTTATAACCCACCATTCGGTTTCACAAATGGTACTGATGATGCTAGTAGATCAAATGGAGATAACGTTAGAAGAACTTATTTAGGTTTCTCTAATAACATCGGATTTGACCCTGACTTCTTCCAATATAAAGGAAAACGTGCACCACTTGATTTATGTAATGTTGATGGTGTTGAATGGAGTTACCAAACAAGAGGATTCCACATGGATAAAGATGCTAGTGTTATTGTAATAGGACCTGAATTTGCAACAAGTGGAACACCTAAATATTATGTTGGTGATGCTACATTCCAACAAGAACCTACAAGTGAAACAAGTCCATACTACAGAATTTACTCAAGAAAATTCACAACAATGTTCTATGGTGGTTTTGACGGATGGGATATCTATAGAGAATATAGAACAAACGGAGACAGATATGTTCTTGGTAGAGTAGGATTCTTGAACGGGGCTTGTCCTTCACCAAGATACCCAACTGCAACAGGATGGGGAGCATTTAAACAAGTATCTATCGGTGATGGAACTCAAAGTTTTGCAAATACTGACTACTACGCTTACTTATTAGGAGTTCAAACATTCTCTAACCCTGAAGCGGTAAACATTAATGTATTTGTATCTCCAGGTATTGATTATGTAAACAATAGTGACTTAGTTGAGGCAACAATCGACATGATTGAAAACGACAGAGCTGACTCATTGTATATTGCAACAACACCTGACTACAATATGTTCTTACCTACAACTACAGGTGGTGATGGATTGATCTACCCACAAGAAGCGGTAGACAACTTAGAACAAACAGGAATTGACTCTAACTACACGGCTACTTATTACCCTTGGGTATTAACTCGTGATAGTGTGAACAATACTCAAATCTATATCCCAGCAACGGCTGAGGTAACAAGAAACTTGGCATTGACCGATAACATTGCTTTCCCATGGTTCGCAGCGGCAGGTTACACAAGAGGTATTGTAAACTCAATTAAAGCACGTAAGAAGTTGACTCAAGAAGATAGAGATACTCTTTACCAAGGAAGAATCAACCCAATTGCAACCTTCTCTGATGTCGGTACCGTAATTTGGGGTAACAAAACTCTTCAAGTTAGAGAATCGGCACTTGATAGAATTAACGTAAGAAGATTATTGTTACAAGCTCGTAAATTGATTTCTGCAGTTTCTGTGAGATTGTTATTCGATCAAAACGACGAACAAGTAAGACAAGACTTCTTAAATGCGGTTAATCCGATCTTAGATGCTATCAGAAGAGATAGAGGTTTATATGACTTTAGAGTTACTGTTTCAAGTGATACTGAAGACTTAGATAGAAATCAAATGGTAGGTAAAATCTATATCAAACCAACTCGTTCTTTAGAGTTCATAGATATAACATTCTACATCACTCCAACAGGAGCATCGTTTGACAATATCTAATCAAACAAATAATTTAAAGGAAAAGGGGAATTCGTTCCCCTTTTTTTATTTTCCTAATATTTATTAATGTATGAAAAATTATCATAAACATATCGTTAAACAAATAATTAACGAAATCATTGAAGAAAGACAAACTCCGGTAATGAAATATTACGCATTTGACTGGGATGATAATCTAATGTTTATGCCAACAAAAATTTATCTTAAAGATGATAAAGGTAAAAGTGTTGGAATGTCGACAGAAGATTTTGCGGAATATAGAACTGACATTGGTAAAGAACCCTTTAAATATGAAGGACATACCATAGTATCATTTGATGAAGAACCTTTCAGAGACTTCGGGGTATTAGGTGACAAACAATTTTTAAAAGACGCAATGACGGCACCAATAGGACCGGCATGGAGTGATTTTGTGGAAGCCGTTAATAATGGGTCAATATTTGCAATTGTCACCGCTAGAGGTCACACACCTTCAATGATTAAAGAGGGGGTTTATAAGTTGATCAAACAAAATAAACATGGGTTAGATTCAACTCAATTAGCAAAAAATCTTTTAAAGTATAGAGATTTAGCCGATGAGGAAAAATTATCTAAAGATCAATTAATACGATCTTACTTAGATATGTGTCGTTTCCATCCTGTGTCTTTTGGTGAAGGTTCGGCAACTAACCCTGAACAAGGAAAAATAAATGCAATGGAGGAATTTGTGAGTTATGTAAGAAAACTATCTCATTCATTACAAGAAAAGGCATTTATGAAAAACAAGATTAGTAATTACTTTACACCATTTATTGGATTTTCAGATGATGATGTAAGAAATGTAGAAACTATGAAGAAACATT